CCCCACACCCCCTATCTCTATCCCCCTATTATCCCCCCGTTCCTCCTCCTTCTCATGAGAGAATGGCGGTAATTTGGAGGAGAAGAAGGCTTCTATCGGTAGACTTCCGGTAGAAGTACAGGAAGGACGTGATATTTTGACCCGTGAGGACACGGACAAGCTGTTCGAGCTATTTGCTTTCTACCGGCCTAAAGACCCTCGCCTCAGGGACAATGCTTTGCGGGCTGTTTGGGCGCTGACGCTGGCCCCTTACTCTGTGGACGATGTGCGGGAGGCGGTGGTGAGCTATTTTCGGACACAAAAATACTGGCCTGACCCGACCGATATCTCCTCACGATGCCCGCAGCCGGAGACGCCGAAAACACAAAGTTTGCCGACTCCAACCGCCCGTTACAGAGACCCTGCGGTGGAGGCCCTGCGGGAGCGGTGGCAGGAGCTGCGCCGTCAGCGCCGGGCCGCCGGGGTGCCGGACACTTGGGAAGAGGCCCAAAAGGCAGGGCTGACCTGGGCGGCCTGGATGAATATGCTTGACGAAAGGGGTTTTGCCCTGTGAATAAATACGGCAACAAGAAGGCCGTGCGAAACGGCATTATCTTCGACAGCCAGAAGGAGGCCGCACGGTATGACCAGCTCATGCTCCGGCTTTGTGCCGGAGAGATTCGGGATCTGAAGCTCCAGCCGGAGTTCACACTCCAGGAGGCGTTCACGACACCGCTGGGCGAGCGTGTTCGGGCCATCAAGTACCGGGCCGACTTTGCATATGAGCGGCCTACAGAGCCGGATTGCACGGGCGCCGTCCACTGGCTGCCTGTGGTGGAAGATGTGAAGGGCTTCCGAACCAAGGAATATGAGCTAAAGAAAAAGCTCATGGCCGGGCGCGGAATCCATGTGGTGGAGGTGTAGGGCATGGACAAGCACTGTGCTAACTGCATCTACAGGTGCTATATCACCGCCGGGCTGTACTGCTGCGACTACATAGGCTGTACCGGGCATGCACGCTCTTTGATCTGCCCGCCGGGCGCACGCTGCACAGAGAAAAAGACAGTTCAACGCACCCCGCCGAATCCAAACGGGAGGCCAAAGGCTGTATTTGACGAGGCAACATGTATGCAACTGTACCAGAAGGGCATGAGCGATATCAAGATTGGGAAGCACTTTGGCTTATCAAAAAATCCAATCGCCGCATGGAGGGCTCGGAATAACCTGCCATCAAACAGTAGGTCTCCGCAAGCCAGGATGGCATTTCTCAATGGCCGCTGATAAAGGAGGAACCGAACGATGGACGATAAGACGCGCGCCCTGCTGGGCGACCACGAAGCGGCCAAGCGCCTGACGGATGCGGGGGTGCTGCTGCCGTGTCCATTCTGTAAGGGAGAAGTGCGGAGAGTAATTGGTTTTGGTGGCCTGAATTTTTTCAGGTGCAGAAAGTGCGGGGCGGTGGTGAGCTTTGACAACGACTATTTCAATGAGCACCCGAATGAAGCCTGCCTCGCCTGGAACACCCGCGCGCCGATTCTGAGCGCGGAGGAATTGCAGAGATTGGAGGCGCTGAACGATGGTAAGGGCGATTAAACCTTGCCCGTATTGTGGAGGAGAGGCCAAAGTCAGACGGGTTGGACGGTGGAGACTGCGATTCTCCGTTTTTTGCTCCCGCTGCGATAAATCAACTATACCTGGTTCGGCCTGGAAGCTCACAAAACTTGGAGCGATAAGAGAATGGGACAGTAGGTGGTTGCCCTGCGGGAAGGAGAAAACGGATGGGATGGATACGTAGAGAAACCGAAAAGGGTACAACTCAATATATCTGCCCGAATTGCCACGATTACCATGAGTTCCGAGAGGACTTCGGGGAGCAAACGTTCAACGAAAATTTTGTTTTCTGTCGCCGCTGCGGAGCAAGAAACGGAACAGGCACTGCGCCCCCCCCTCACCCCGCCGGAGGTGTCGCCATGAGACACCAATATACCCGCGCAGAGCTGGAATCCATCACCCAGGAGACCGCAATCTACATTGAGGGAGCAGGGATAGCCCAGCTCCAATGGGGCGGCCTGGAGATTGCAGAAGGGTGCAGGGATGGATATCTGTACTGCAAGCACATCAAGCCGTTTGCAATGGAGTTGTATAATAGGTACTGGACGGCCTGGGATGGGCCGCCGGAGGAGGAAATCTGATGGACATTGAGAAGCTGATTGAGCGGTTGCGCACCGACAGCCTATATGCTGATAAGGCGACACTGGAAATCATGGACTTGTGCATGGAGGCAGCTGACGCCCTCTCCACGCTCCAGGCCGAAAACGAGAAGCTGCGGGCCGAGCTAGACGACTTGCGCATACAGTGGGATATGTACGGCGGGGACGTGGGGATTACTGCCGTATACGAGGAGCTGGAGCAGGTGAAACAGGAGAGGGATGCGGCGGTCGGCGACATGGAGGCACTGATGTGGTACAGCGGAGAAGGTTGCCAGATTTGTGCCAATGCCGTTGAGGTACACAAAAGGCCGTATGTCCGATTGGATTGTAAACTGGGGTCGGGGATTGATTGCAAGCCGAAATGGCGCGGCCAGAAGGAGGGCTGACATGAAGCGGCTGACATACTTTGACGGCGGGAAATGGCGGCTCAAAATTGGCGACACAGAGTACAGCGGAGAAGTCGCAGACCGCCTCGCCGCCTATGAGGAGACTGGCTTGGAGCCGGAGGACTTCAAACAAACATTTAGTGAGGATACTATTTTGAAGTTGGCTGGGCAAGCCCTTGGCATAACGCCTGACCGCCTCCGCGAACTCAAGCAGGCCGGCGATGAAGGGCGGTGCATGGTGCTGCCATTCAAGCCTCCGAGATGGGTGTATATGTGCAGTGCGCGATTCCCCAAACCGGCAAAAGCCCATTATGCAAGCGCCATCAATGTGTTACAGGATATGGACAACGGGTGTGTATTTGGGGACACCCCAAAAGAAGCCGAGGCCGCACTACGGAGGGAGCAGGAAAAGGAGAAGGAGGACGAGTATGAGACTAGTTGATGCGGATAATGCACGAGAGTGCTTTGGTGGTGATGGGGTGACTGGAGCCGTCATGCAGCGGATGTTTGATAGCCTGCCCACCATCGACGCTGTGCCTGTGGTAAGGTGCCGGGAGTGCCAGCACTGCAAAGAAACAGTGGATTATAAAGGCCCTGGACTGTTTTGCTCAATCTGGGGTAGAGAATGGCAACGAGTACAACCAGACGATTTCTGCTCCTACGGCCAGAGAAAGGAGGCCGACCATGAGTAGCCTGATATTTATGGACGCTGAGTGCCCCAACTGCGGCGGGAGCTGCGGGAACGGAGGGCGTGGAGATATTTTCTACTGTCCCTCCTGTGGCTGGAAGGGGAAAATAAAGGGCGCCGAAAATGACATGAAATTTATCGAGGAATATATTCGGTTTTGTATGGAACGGGATAGGAGGGCCGCCCATGAAGTTTCGGAATCCTGAGACAGGGGAAGTATTTGAAACTCATTGTGACACGTGTGGGGCAGGAAGCTCTGGCTGTAAGCTGGTTTGGAAAAATGTCTCATGCGGACGACTAAAAGAAAATCCCCACGACGCCGCCCGCCTGATGGGCTACGAGGTGTTGGAGGATACATCAACTGATACATTAACTGGTCGTGGGGATGCATTAACTGAAAATGAGGATACATTAACCAAGGAGACCAACATAGACCATTTTCGTGATCTCACGAAAATGGTACGGAGGACGGCCAACATGGCCAATGCGGTGGAAGGTATGTGCTGCGACTGTGCTTACGGCGGCCCCTGCTGCGCTTGGGACGAAAACGAGGATTGCCAACACAAGAAAGAGAACGGCACTTGCTGGGTGCCATACACAAAGGGGGAGGCCAACCTGGACGAAGCCATCGAAAAGTACCTGAAAATCAAGGAGGAGGACAACAAGTGAATAAACCAAGAATTGCGCAGGTGCTGGGTGTTGAGGTAGGCGAAGAATTTACATACGATTTCGGCGCAAATCAGGTAAATAGAGGCGCCTTCAAGATTGGAGCAGACGGGAAGCGATATTATAAGACGGGAGATCTCTGGAACCCTTGCTACAATGAGGATGATTTGGCTGTAATTATCAACCACCCAGACCGCATCATCCGCAAGTCAAAGCAGGAGCAGGAAGAAAAGAAAGCGGATAAGCCATTGAAGGATTGGACGCTGGGGGACGTAAAAATGGAATGCGCCTCTCATGACGACTGCGAAGGATGCCACTTCCATGGCAGTGCATTTTGCGATCAACGCGGCGTACTTTGCCCTGATGAATGGGACTTGTCCGAAAAGCCCCGCTTCACAAGGCAGGAGGTGGAGAGGGCGAAGGCTATCAAGATGATATATCCCAATGCGTATCGCCTAGAAAGTAGTGATGTGTTTGTGCGAGTATGGGGTAAAGAAGAAATCCTTTTGGCTCACGCAGAGGTTGACCTGTTCCCCTCCCTCTGCCCCGGCCAGCCTGTCGAGCTGGACGAAATCATCGGAGGTGCGAAATGAACGCTGTATTAGCCAACGTCAGGCAACTGGTGGACGTTGAGCTGGCTGCCGCCAATGAGCGGTTTCCGCAGTTCCACAGCCAGCATGAGGGGTGGGCGGTGCTAAAAGAAGAAGCAGAAGAGGCCGAAGAAGAGGTAAGCAAGATGAAACTACTCTTGGAGTGTGCTTGGGGAAATATCACAAGTGACCTTCCGGCCAATGAAGATATTAGATGCTTAAAACAAAACGCCATCAACGCAGCCTGCGAGGCCATTCAGGCTGCGGCCATGTGCCAGAAGTTTTTGGATATGGAGGGCTCCATCCACGACGGGGAGGGCGGACAATGAAGTGCGAGAAATGCGGAAAGGAAATCGGGCATCTGTTGGTTGATACTTTCCTCTATGATGGGAGCGACACCGACATTGAACAGCCCATCATTGAATGTGAACACAACGCCGCCTGCATCGAAACTACGCAGAATTGGACAGGATATGATCTGTCAGAGGAAGAAATGCTCGAAACGATAACCTGCCCGCACTGCAAACAGTTCCCATTCAAGAGCAAAGAGATACAGGTCTATGATGTGGTGCGGGTGGTCTGCTTCAAGACGGAGGAGGGTGAACCGCATGAGTGAGTACATGATTCGTCCATGCGGTATCTCTTGGGCCTACTGTGACGGGGATTGCGCGGATTGCCCTCTGATGGGGATGACCTGTAGCGACCGGACGGACAAGACGGAGGAGGGAGGACAGCATGAATGAGTGGGAAGAACTGCCCTATACAGAATGGCTTGAAGAGACAGTCAAAACAATCTTTGAGCAAAATCCAGATAAAATCTCGGTATGCGCCAGGCTTAAGGACGACTGTACCCTGACAGCATACTATCAATGTGACGCAGAAGATAAAGCTGTTTTCGCTCACCATATAACTGCGGACGCGATGCTTGATATTGTATTGAACAATATCGGCACAGTAAAGGAGGCGCTAAATGATTTTGAGCCAGAAGAACCGAAGGAGGGATAGCCCTTGAACTCATTCCGTGGGGACAGGCTTCGGAAGTTACGGGAAGCGAAAAAAATAAAACGGTATATCTTGTCCCAACGATGCGGGCTACATAGCGACGCAATACGGAGATATGAACGGGGAGAAGCGGAACCGGATCTTGAATCTATGGTTGCGATTGCAGACTTTTTTGAAGTAAGCCTTGACTATTTAGCGGGGCGAGTAGACTTTAGATAAAATTTTGAAAATTCCCCTTTAAAGGGGAAAAATAGAGAAATCTTACTTTAAAATGGGAGTGTGGGAGCGTGTGCCCCTGCGCTCCCATTCCCCTTCCTCCTTCACACGGATGGGGTGGCGTCGGTGCATCTGCCGCCACCCCCTCTGTGTGCAATATGCCGCAGGCTGAAAACCACCCCATTCAGGGTGAAGGGCTGGCGGTGGCTGGTGAAAAGATGTTGGTCGGTCTGAAAACATTGAGCGGTGGCGGAATAAGGTAGACGCTATGGTGACGGGTAGAGTGGCACCTATTATCCTGCTCGCGGTATGGGTATCGTCCCTCGGGTTTGCAGGCCGCAGTAATGCGCGACGGGCGTTAGACAGCAATCCA